CCTGCGCGTTACGGCCTCTCATAGTAGTAACGCCGTCTACTTGATTAGATACGTCTACGATCAAAGCCTCAGAGTCTGCAAGGATGTTAGTCCCTAAAATTCCTGTACCGAGGATCATCGATTGAGCGAAAGCCGGGCCCGTCGAAAAGTTAATAACCGCGTTAATCGTAGGGACGGTCATAGCGTACCTGCCACCGTTAAGGGATCTCCGCCGCGGTTGAGTTTTTGTATTGTATCTTGTAGCAAGGTAGCAAATTCGTCCGGCTGAGCTATAACGCCTGTATTAAAATTAAGGTTATAAGTAGCGGCCGCCTGAGCTGCATAACGCGCTCCACTTGCCGCAGCTGCTACCGATAACCCGGCCTCCCGGCCCTGAGTAAACGATCCTTGAGCTATTGCATTGGTTAGTGAGATTTTTGCTAGAGATGCTGCGTACTCTGCCTCTGCTCTAGCTTGATAATTAGCACCGCGGACGGCGCTAGAAATATCTGCTCCATCGACTAAAGCCTTAAAAAATTGATCGGTAACACTTGCACTAGCAAAAACGACATCCTCTACTAATTTTGCAATATTTGGATTATTTACGGTGAAATCTGTAGTGTTTTTAGGAATTGTATAAACCGGTGCACCGCCGTCGCCCGTACCAATATCTGCACCCGTGCCGACTTTTTTAAGTGCCGCAGCATAATCTTGTAATGCCTTGAGTCGAGCATCGTCGGCCGCCTTTTGCGCCGCTGCAACGCGCTCGATCATGCTTAACTCCTCAGACTCGCGGAGTTTGTTAAGTGTTAGAGCTGCATTAGATGTTTTACTTAAAGATGCGAGCTTAGCGATCTCGGTTAGTTGGATCTGTATACGCTCGCTATAACTTTCCTTGGCGGCTAACTCACCGGCTGCGGTAATAGCTGCGTTATACTTACCGAAGGCGGCTTGTCGAGCTACCTCTTTCTCGTTTTCCGCCATCTTGCTATCGTTAATAGCCTTTAACTCTGTAAGTAATTGAGTGTTAAGAGCCGAAAGAGTTGCCTCGCTAATCTGAGTAATACCGGCTAACTTGGCCATGTCTGCATTTTTTTGGAAAGCCGCTAGCTCGCCGATTTTCTTAAGTGCAAGCTCGCCGTTATCCTCCTCGATAGCTTGTAAAGCCTCAAGGCGTAGGATCGTATCCTTGTCATATGTAGCCCGTAGAGCTGCGGCGATCGAGATGCGGTTAGTATCAAATACGGCCGCGGCCTTTGATAACGAAAGTTTATTTTTCTCTGCTAGAGCGCTTTTCTTTTGTAGGGCTAATAACTCTTTTTGGCGTTTAGCTGCCGCCGCCTCTGCCGCGGCTCTAGCCTTAGCGGCTTTAACCCCTGAGTCGGTCGAGCCCGAAATAGTCATAGGGGTTGTAAAAGGCTTAGGCTTTAGTCTATCTTCCTTGCCTAGTTCTTTTATAAACTTGAGATAGGAAATATTATAAACGTACTCCCAATCTTTAGAGTCAAAACCCGGGATAGATTTTAATTTTGCAGCTAGGACTCCAATACCTCTAATAACATCGGCGGTATTTTCGGCGGCCGTTTCCATGTTTTTAGCTAAAGTTGCTATGGAGTCATCGTCTCCTAGTTTAGATAGAGCATCTACTAAACCCGTACCTATAATTTCTTGAGCGTTTCCTGCCGCCTCTTTAAGTACGCGCATCTTGCCGGCGTAAGTCTCAAGCTCTGCGGTACCTGCCCCGGCAAAAGTCTTAGTTAATAATGTAACCGCATCATTAAAATCTAAAGTAGATAATTCGCTCTGACTAAGGCCTAAATTATATTTTCTAAGTCCTTTAGTGTTGCCCACGTAGAGCGCTGCAAGATCCTGATTTACGGTAAGTAAATCTTGGCCCGACCCGGCGGCTACATCTAGAGATAGGTTTAATAGATCCTGCGCTTTAGTAGTAGATCCGGTTGCGGTGATTAACTTTTGGAAAGCCTCGCGTAATACCTCGCCCTCGTAGCCAAATTTGGCCGATATATCGCCGAGTTTCTTCTCAATAATATCGGTATCGAAAGCTAAACCTAGATTTTTTAATACCATCTCGAGGCGCTTGGCTGACTTTTCATTTTCTGCAAAAGCTTTAACGGCATTTTTACCGTAGGAAAGCATGGCCGCAGCACTAAAAGTAACGGCAAAAGTCTTAGCAAGGGTCTTAACCTTTTTGCCTAATTTGTCTGAGGCCGTCTCGGCTTGCTTAAACCCTTTACCGTCTAGCTTTGAGCCAATATTAATTACAGGTAATACCATTATGCGGCCCTACTTAATTTACCTTTAGATATGATCGCGTTAAAAGCTTTAGTAGTTTTATCGATAGCCGTACGAGCTGCGCCCTCGGCTTTTCCTTGATCTTGAGCCCAAGCCTTAAAGATTAAACGCCCTCGGCCTTTAAGGCTGCTCGTTAGCTCGGGTAGATTTTCGATAAATGTAGCACCGGCTTTAGGATTTACGGATCGGCTCACTTTCTTACTAGCGCCTCCGGCTTTAGGTCCTACCCACGGCTGAGGACCATTACGGCCGGCGGTTTCATAGATAGCACCGGCGGCAGATTTATTAGTGATAGTTGCCATCGAGCTAAAGCCGTAAGGATTTATTTTACTTGGAGAGGTTGAGTAAACGATCCCGGACTTAATTGTACTAGCGCTATAAAATGGAAATCTAGCCTCGCTGAAAGATCGAGGTGCCCAGCCGGACATAGGTGCCTCAGCAGGTACAAAGCCTCGAGCCTTAGCTACTACGGGTTTCATAGCAGCGGCTAAATCTTTTTTTAGTTGCTTCTCGAGATCCGGAGCAAAAGCGCGTAGAGCTTTACGTAGATCAACGTTTCCGCGTATTTCTATGGTTGGCATTTTTAGCCTCCTCCGCTTGCTCGTTTAGTACTTTTACTAACATCTTAAACATTTCGGCATCTAAGTCGAGTATCGCTTGAGGCGCGACCCCTAACCGTATCGATAGTTGCGCTACCAAATAGGTTAGAGTGCCGCGCCCTAGCTTAAAGGCTCGTCGTCTAGTACCTCGACCTTTTTAAGAGTATCTAAAAACTCGGCTCCAAACATTGGTACGGTTTCGCCGGATGTACGTAAGCACTCCCACGCTAACCAATATACGTCGCTCTGTTTCTCGTCATCTCTGAAAGCTTTGTGAAAGCCTTTTTTTGCGTATAACTCAAAGGCGTACTCAATTCGCGGCGAGATTTGATGCTCGCTTACCTCGCCGGTAGCCCTTGTTATTTTGAGTCGTGCCATTTTTTGCCCCTTTGTTAGTTTGTTATGGTGCGGTAGTAATTACGATTGGTGAGTTACACGTAAACGTGATGCTCTGAGTACCGATATCTCCGACCGCGCCGTTAATATCTGTAGTGTTATTAACGAGGATAGTCGTAGCATATTGAGGGTTAGTAGCTGAGGTAGTCGCGCTAGTTTGCTTTAGAGTGATTGGTACGGTCGTACCCCACGCCGCTTGCAAAGTAGCGTTTACGTTTGCCGCTGCGGTATCTGATAGGAAATCGAGCGAAATCGTCGAGGTTTCCAAACCTTTTGTAAATTTCCGGCTCGAGTCACCCATGGCCGTGACCTCCAGCTCCTCAAATACGCGGTTAATTGTCGCGCTTGTAACATGGTCGGAGAGTGCGATCGAATTTAGCGTTACGACCACTCCGTTTGATAGAAATACGGCCATCGCCTATTCCTCGCTTTTCTCTGTAGTAGGTGTATGTGTTTTTGTTTCTTTTTTTGGTGCTTCGGTGATCTGCCCTATCTTAATAAGAAAGGCGATATCTTCATCGGTTAGGCTCATGCTTAACTCCACTCGGTTAGTATTGAGATAGTAATGTCTGTAGTTAGTAAATCGCCGCTTTGCACCGTTAAAACGCTCGGAGCACTTACCGCGCCGATATTCATAACGATTGGCGATGCAGCTAACTTTTGGAATACGGCGCAAACCATCGACTCGATACCTTGTAGGTTGCCTTGATTGTCGTACATAGGCACATTACAAATAATACGAAAAGATGCCATCGGCGAGATATTGGCGTAGTCGTTATTAGTCGGTGTTATGTATGGATCTGCCGGCGACACGATTACGCTATTAGCCGTGATAGTTGCAGGCGGATACGCGTAGGTATTCCATACGTTAGCGTTAGCAAGGGCCGCAGCTAGTGAGGCTCTTAAAGTAGTAATAGGTGCCGGCATTATCCGACCATCGCATTTGGGCTCATATATCCGGCGATAAGGCCGCGGATCTTACCGATCATAGAGTTACCCATACGGTAAGGGCTAGGGCTAAAGCCATCGATCGATACGCCGCCGGTTTGGCTGACTTGCCGGGCCTGCCAGATATCGACGGCCAAAATCATTGAGGCCTCACGCACGGCCGGAGTAGTCGCGTAGGTGTTTGTCTTAAGATCTGCTCCTACGGCTGATCCATATGGCAATACTCTAAAAAAGTTTACATCGCTTGCCGTCTTGGCATATTGGATAAAACTATAACCATTAGGCCAATTAAACGCATAATTATTAAATGCTATTGATGGTAATTGAGTAGTCGTACCGGCCGTCCACGGGATAGTGCCGGTAATTGTGTAGGTGCCGTTAAAGATTGCACCGCATCCGCTTACGGTTACGCTTTGCCCGGTACTAAATATTGCCGGGTTAGCAACCATTAAAGTAACGATATTAGTTTGTAAACTAGCTCCTACGATTGGCGCAGAGTCAAACCATAAAAATTGGTTAATGAGATCCTGCGCGGTTTGGCAGACCTCCTCAACGGTATTAGATGAGTATAAATTTTCGATACCGAGATTAGCGCGTAACTCTGCCTCTGTTACATACGTTGCAGGCATTTTATACTCCTCACTTAAAAAGGGCCGGTAGGGCTCAAAGGGCTAAGAGCCCTACCGACTATTAGTTTTTTTGCTTAGTTAAGATTAAACTTAACGATACCCTTAGGCATTTTCGCAATAGTGGCCATGTAACCATAAATGGCTACCTGTACCTGTAGGTTTGATACTACGTTTACTGACATATATGCCGTAGGTGATTGGTAAACCGTAAATGCTTCCGGTGCCAAAATAACCGCAGAGTCATCGATAGTAGTAGTAGCGGTAAAGTTTTTATCTACATAAAGATCTAGCCCGAGTACGTTGCCTCGAATTGATCCCGGTTGCACTAAGCCGCCTGCGTTCATTGGCTGAGATGCTGAGTAGATTGGTCGCCCGGTAGTATCTGTAGCGCCCATAAGTAGCTGCCATTGTGATCCGTTGGCGATGTAGTTATTAGCAAAGTAACCCGTAGCTTCGTAAACCTTACGAGCTGAGTCTGAGGCAAACTCGATAATACCTGCGGAGTCTGCATCGCATCCGGAGCTATATTGACCAGCTGCGATAAGTGCGTTTAGTACTGTCGTATCGAGAGTCTTTAGATACGCGTTTTGTAGCTGATTTGTTAGCTCTGCATAGAAATTAGGATCTGAGCGCTCTAACAATTCTACGCTGATCGTATTCATGCCGGCGTACTTAGATACGGTACCGGTTAGGTAAGCCGTCTCCATCCCGGTATTTTGTACCGCTCCGGCTTCTGCCTCAACGGTTACGACAGGTGCAACGCCTGTACCGCCGCCGGCTGAGGTAACGAGTGATGGGACGTTAATGGTCATACCGTTAGTTGGCAAAACTCCACGGCTGCAAGCATCGATAGCCGGGGTACCAAAACGAGTATTTGTTGGGAATTCTGCTAAGTACTGAGTAGGTGAAAATGCAGGGTTTGTAGCAAAGCTATCATCGGCTGCGGTTACGTAAAGCTTTGAGTCGTCATTACCTAGAGCTGCCTTAATCTTGTGCTCTGTGTAAGCGCCCATCGATGTAATAGGTGTACGTACTCGCTGAGAGTCTAGTACTGAGGGACGGATGATTTTACGAGCGGCTTCGACTTTTTCAGCCTCTGCCGGTGCATCTACCGGAGTATCCTCCGGTGTATTTTCAGGGGCTGTAGTCACAGCTTCCTCGCTTTCAGTTTCGGTTTCGACCTCTACGATGGTCGTAGAGATAGTTGTAGTTTTTTCTTTTGTACTTGTAGCTGCCTCAAGCGCTGCTCGAGCTGCTGCAATATCAGTTACGGAGGCGCTAGAAAAGGCCGCACTCTCGACGAGGCTAACCTCTTTGAGGACCGCCGCCGTTACTAACAGGTAATCACCCATAGGCTTAGAGGCCGTTACATCGACCCCTACGGATAAGCCGGATACTAGGTTTTCCTGAGCTAGTACTAGAGCATCTTGTCCTCGAGTGCTACTAGATAACTTAAAGGATCCATATACGCCCTCGGTTGAGTCGCTAAAACTAATCGCGCGACCGACAGGCTTATCGGCTTGATGCTGCATAAGTAATTTAATTTGTGAGGCTTCGGCGTAAGTGATTGAGCCGCGCTCAAACATAACCGGGCCTGCACTTGTAAAACCGATCTCACCATATGGTGCAACGAGTCCGGAGATCATCCGGCGCTCTGTATCGGCGGCCTGTATCTCTTGGC